AAGCTTGTCTAAATCTTCAATGGTTGCTTCTTTTGAACCAAGTTTGACAAGACCTCTTTGCAAAAGAACGTTGAGAGCCTTACCAGTAGTCGATGCTTTAGCAATAGCCTCTTCATCAATACCAGTTAGCTCTCGAACTTCTGCTGTCTTAATGACTTCACCGTTTTCTATAAAGCCGCCAGGTAATATGACTTCTGGCCCTAGAGGAGCCTTGGTCTCAATTACTTGAGCTGGCTCCTCCATTGCCTGTTGCGCAAACTTATTTACTAAGTCCGCATCTGTAATAATTTGTGTCACGTTTAGTTCTCCTAATTAATTAGTCTTAGAGTGTTGCTAGAGGTGTAGCTGGGTCTGCTGGAGTTCCATCTGCCTTGGTGTAATAAACAGATAGTCCTTCGTGAACCAATTGCATGGTTTCAAAAAGGATTGCTCCGTTTGTAGCATCCAAGTCGGTATAGTTTAGCCCAGTAATCCACGCATTGTGAATTTTAAAGGCCATTTTAGCTCTATCAGCTGTTGCATTTGTATTTGGGTGGTCATTAACTGTCAATGTGATATCTACACGGAAGTTTCCTGGTGTAGATGAGCCATTAAGGCCAGAACCCTGAGCAGCTGAAAACATACCGCGCATCCATGCGATAGCTTGGTCGTTTCCGAATAGAACACCTCGTGAGAAGGTGATTGGTGAGAAGGTGGTCATTCCAGGAATCTGGTGAACAGTCGTGTTATATCCGCCTTCACGGTATTGAATAGCCTGTGTGTTGATAGACAACCCACTGACGTTTGTAAATCCTCCGACCCAGCCATTTGAAACTCCACTTGTAGGTGGTGTTACTGTTCCAGCAGCGTCTTGGATGCGCTTATCAAATGGAGCAGTAGCATCTCCAGCTGATTGCTTAAAGCTAGCAGTAAACCTAAACCCGCGAAGTGGGTCAGTTGCTAGACTTGAGTTATAGGTAGCTAGTGTTGAACTTGCCATTTTTATTTATCTCCTTTACGCCACAGTAACGGTGGTTCCACCGTTGTACTGACCGATGTTGATTACTACGAATTCAGCTGGGCGTTGTAGAGCAACTCCAACTTGAATATTTACAATTCCATTATCAATGGAACTTTGTGGGTTGTTATCTGCGTCGCACTTAACGAAGTAAGCGTTAGCAGGACTTGTACCTGATAGCCCACCTTGAGACCAGAATGATGTCAAGAATGCGCTGCAGGTTGCGTTAAGACGAGCCCATAGAAGAGCATCGTTTGGCTCAAATACTGCAAAGCGTGTGATATCACGAAGAACCTTCTCAATGTAGATAAGGCTACGACGGACTGGTACGTAACGGTCTACGTATCCACCCTTAAGTGTACGAGCGCCAAATACTACGATTCCAGAACCTGAGATATAACGGATTGCGTTAACTGGTGGATTGGTGCTGTTTAGGCTATCCAAGTCCGCCATTGATAGTGAAGGAACTGATACAACGCCTGCAAGACGAGCTTGTAGACCAGCTGGTGCCTTAAAGACTCCACGAGATGTATCTGTTGCTGCATAAAGACCTACTACAGCAGGGCCTGCTCCAACAGTCTTAACTGCACCTGTTGTAGCACCAACTCCAGCTGTTGGGTCAGCAATTGTAAGTTGTGGGTAGTAAACAGCAGCGTATGAAGTTGCTGTATAGGTAGCTGCAAGTGATAGTTGGTTGGCTGCAGTGTCGTTAATTCCATCAATGACTACAAAGACATCGTTTGGACGTGTTGCGCCAACTGCATATGAGATAGCTCCATTGACTGTTGTAGCATCTGTGTATCCTGGGATGTTAAGTACCAAAGATTGTGGGATGGTGTCATATAGGCTAAGTGAGTTTAAGATATTTGTGCTTGTAACAGCTGAACCGTCTGAACCTGTGCTTAGAGCAGAGTTTGTAACTGCAGATGGATTACGGGTTGCGCCAGTAGCGGTTGAGCCCATATCTGTTGCTACAAGGTATGTTGAGTTGTTATTAATAACGGTTACAGCATAACGAGAATCTGTAGCTGTCATTGATACATCATTCCATTGCTCAACAATGTTTCCAGCAGCAGAGCCAGCATAATAAACTACAACGTTAAAGTAACCAGTAGTTGTAGAGGCAGCAATGCTGATATTGATGCTATTTCCCCAAGCGCCTACGTTTGCTGCTGTTAGCTTCAAAGTAGCGGCAGGGGTACCTGCTCCATCATTAAATGTGCGGGTAGCGGCTGATGCGCTAGAGCCAGCAACACGGTTTACATAGGCTGTGTTTCCACCATTAGCAAAGTACATGTACAGAGCAAGTGGAAGGTTGTTAGATTGAGTTGTGTTCCAAGAACCAAATGCGTTTACATATTGGCTCCAAGAAGTTACCAAAGTAGGTGTTGTTGGTCCGCGGTCATTCGCGCCAACAAAGGCAGCAACAGTATTTGATGCAGCTCCTGCTATTGGTTGAATAGGGTTTAGCGTCTCTTGAACGTACACCCCAGGGCGTAGGTAGGCTGATGGCATTATATTATCTCCTTATTGTTTACTTAATTTACAGATGGTGGTAGAGGTAGCATTCCAGACGGGATGTACGAAGTGGTAGCGTTGATATCAACGTATTGAACATTCTTTGTAGCAGTAGCCGCCTGTGCAGGAGTCATTTCGCTCATTACTCGAATGGACAATACATTTCTAAGAAGACGACGGTTTCCAGTTTCACCTTCAACTGCGTCTCTCTTTACAAATCCATCAAGAAACATTGAACGGCTACTGTTCTCAGTACCTAGTTGATTAGGCACGATTAGGTATCCGTACTTTGATGGAAACTTATTTAGTAGTTGGTACATAAGCGCACGGTCATGGCGCGGATGGCGAGAGTAAGAAGTCACTTGATATACAAGGTCATAGGCAACAGGTGTGATGTATGTATATGAGTATCCAGATACTGGTGTCTGTGTGCCGCGGTTATCGTTATCCACCATGTAACCATATGTCTGACGCTCGTTACCAGGCATTATGTCAATGAGGTCAATTGTAATAAATGGAAATGTTTGGTCGCGTACTTCCACGTCAGGGTAGCCAAACCAAGCCTTAACTGGGCGGCTAGCATTAACATCATCAGATACTGTGATGCCTGAAAGCAAAGTTTTTAGAGCTAGGTCTTCAGCAATAATAAATGGATTACCCATTACATAACCCCCAATGAATGAAATAGCTCTGGAACTATTTGGGTCTCTAAAGTCTGTCTAATAATAGATGGAGCTCTATAAATGAAAGGTCGGATAACGGCATTAGGAAGTCCTTGAAAAGCGCCATACTCTAAGTCTTCAATTTCTTGGCGCATGCTATCTGGGTAGTTAACAAATAGCTCAAAATTCTCATTAAGCTCTACAGATAGATTTACAATGATTTCTTCAGGCCAGCCAGATTTTTCAGCTAGGGAGTGAAGTAGATTTGTTAGCGGCTCAATAAGCTCTTTAGCAGCCGAGTCAGAAAGATGCTCTAGGTTATCGTTTTTTAATAACACGCTTAACCGCTTTGCTTATTAGATATCCTGCAGCCACTCCTTGGAGTAAACCTGTTTTGCCAGGGTGCGGAATATTATCGACAATTGCTTGCGCAAATTCGATATCCGACGGTTTGTCTAATTTTTCAGACACGGCAAATCTCCTTTAGGAGGCAAGATACTTCGCAAGGGTGGTGCTTAGTTCCCCGCACGGGCAACTAATATAAGGATAAACGAAAGGGCGCCTTTCGGCGCCCTTAAGTCAATACAATCTTTATTTACTTAGATTTCTTCACCTTAGCGGCTAGAGCCTTGTCCATCTTTGCATCAGCCTTAGCAGATGGCTTCTTAGCATCCATCTTCTTATCAGCTTTTTCAAATGCGCCCTTTTGCTTAGGGGTCATTCCCTTCATAACTTTAGCGTCTTGCTTCTTATCGGCTTTCCTGCAAGTTCCCTTGCAATTTGGCTTAGAGCATCCGCAGCCACATGATTTGCACATTATTTCTTCTCGTCTCTCTTGCCTTTAACAGCAAGCTTAGTCATTTTTGCCTGTCCATACTTTTTACGCCCAGCAACAGCAGCAACTGCAGCGGGATTCTTAGCGCCTGATTTGGCAGCCTCAGCTTCAATTTTCTTAAAACGAGCTCCTGAACCTAACTTAGCTTTAGCCATTATTTATCCTTCTTTGCTTGCTTAGCCGCGCGCTTTTCTTTAAGAGTCATCTTAGGCTCTTTCTTAGTATTAGCGTTCCCTTTTTGCTCTTTATTTGCCATCTTTTTTCTCCTTTACCTTTTCAGGTAGTTTGCCTTTTGGTGTTTCTTTTTGCCACTGCCTAGCCATTTTAGGATGTGTGGCGTACATCCATTTTTCTTGTTGTCGTGATTTAAAAGGCATTTATAGTTGTGAGTACAAAATTGAAACTGCGTTAGCAGAGGTTCCAGCAGCCGAAATTGCATAAAGAGAATTGCTAGCGTGTAGCCATATTTGAAATGTGCTTCCTGCTGCTATAACGTGCCCTTTATTAACTCCACTAGTTGTTACAGTTGAGTCCCCTACATAAATAGAAGCTGAATCATTATTTTGAATAGATACAGCGTTATATTCTGTAATTGATTCTAAAGTTGTAAGCAATGTAGCTGTGGTAGCCACTGTTTTATTAACGTGTACGATTGCCATGGGTCTCCTTAGTTGGCGTAACTAGCAAATTGAGGGTCATTGACCAATTCTTCAGGCATGACCTGAATACAGTCAATGGCTAGCAAAGTATAGCGTTCAGCAACTATACCGCGTTGCTGGGTCAAATATGGGCGATACACTTCGCCTTTCCATACCACGCGGCTTTTGTCCTGTTGTCCGATAGAGTAAATCTGGGATTCAAGAGTTGGGTCAATTTTATTAAGGTCTTCAATGTTAATTGTAAGGTGGAGCTCATCTGCTTTATAGAAACCAGCCTGAGAAGTCTTAGCGCTACCTTGAGAGATAACGGCGCGCACAATAGGAATGCTATAAGGGCCATACCATTTACGGCCACCACCAGAGGCAGATACCCCATCGCCCACATCGTAGATAGGGTCAATGTTTGTGTCGGTGATATCAAAGAACCACCATTGAGCAACTGTGCCTACGGGATTGCGCAACTCAGAGTTAACACCAGATAAGATGTCATTGGTTTCAAAGTCGGAGTTAAACCGACCGCCTTGAGTGTATCCGCGCACACTTTTATTATCCCCTATTTATCTGGATTTGTAAGGTGCTGCGCAGCAGCTTCTGTGCCCGCTTTTCTATATCTAAAAGTCTCCCACAAAGGGGATGGAATTGAATGGATACCGTAGAGAGTTCTGTGATGAGCTGTGCAGAGAACCTCTAGATTGCCTGGACTTTCAATCCAATTTTGAAACTCTTCATCGTTCTCAAAGTGGACTCCAAAAGCGCGCTCAACCTTTCTTGGGTCCATAGAGTTAACCTGTGAAAACTCAATATGGCTGTGGTGAAGCTCAGGGCCTCCAGAGCATAGGTCATCATTAATGATGCACTTCCATAGCCCCGCTTTTTTAATACGTGCCTTAGCTTGATTAAAGAGATGATAATGAGGGTCTGACTCTCTAGGTTCATGCTCAGGAGTAGATACAACTAAATGTAAGTTTAATTGTTCTTTATGGGCATCGGTCATCTACCCATTATCTCTTACTTATATTCTTTTGGCGCCCGAAACTTATTCTTGTAGGAGTCAAAGAAAGCGGTACGAAGGTGCATAGTTGTCTTTTGTTGAGCTTGATAATCCTCTGCGTTACCTATCTCCATCTTCCAATCTTCGCGCTTAAATGGAATTACTTGCGCCATTGGCGTTCCTGCAGGAATCAATCCTTCATAACCCCAATCATTAAGAACAAAAGGAAAATTAACTGGCGCGTTATAGGAGTCAGTATCTACAATTCCATCCATGATAGTAAAGACAGATTCACGGTGCATAGGCTTGGTAAATAGAACTGAATAGCCTTTAGGTGTCTTAATAGACCAAGGGTTAATCCATTTAGGGTAAGACATAGAATCACCTAGGTCACCCCTTTGTGGGTGCGTGGGCGCTTGTTCTACTGGGTGAAATTGAATAGGTCCGTAAGAGGGCCACTCATAGTAAGGTGCAGTTTTCTTAAGACCCTTCTCTATACGTTCTTCATCAGTAAGGTTACGAACTTCACCTGTCTCATCTTGGTGTTTTCCGTCTCTGTATTCAATTTCTTTTTGAGAAACATACACATCTGCATAGGTATAAATGATATAGCCACCAGTAATAGCATCAAAGACAGGCATACAACGTTTAATAGAAGCTGGAGTACCACCTTGTCCATCGGGTTTCTTTTGACCAGATAGGTAGGACTCTAAATTTTTATACCAATCAGGTACAGATGCGGTTGCGGGTTTAGGGGCATACTCTTCAGGTACGCCCATAGTATCTGTAAAAGTTATCTTCACTTGTACTCTTTTTTATTCCACCAGAACTTCTTATAGCGGTCAAAGAAGACACGTTGGAATCTACGCACATCCGCCTCATGCTTCTTGCGTTCTTTTTCTCCACCAACTGATGATGTCCAGTCTTCGCGCTTAAAAGGAATAATCTGTAGAAATGGGGTACCAGCAGGAATCATGCCCTCAAACTTAGGGTCACGTAACTTAAGGAACATATTAAATGGGATTGAGAAGTCATCGCTATCTACAATTCCACTAGCGCAACTAATAGGCGCAGGCTCATGGTGTTGTGGTTCCATAACCATAATTGACCAACCCTTAGGAGTCTTAATTGACCAAGGTATAACAATTCTTACTGCGTAGTTAATATCTCGTGAGTACGGATGATTTTGAAACTGCTCCATAGATTGAAAAGCAATAGCCTCATTTGCGCCCCATTGAAAGTAAGGACCTTCAGGAGTCTGACGAATATAAATATCGTATGGGGTCTCCATAATGTAACCAGCGGTCATCATGTCCCATAGAGGCATACAGCGCTTAATTGTCGCCATAGGCGAGCCATCTAGAGTTGGCGCCTTCTTACCATCTGGACTTGTATATGCCTTGGCATCTTTATACCATTGAGGAATGTACTCAACGGCTGGTCTAGGCTTTTCTAATACGCCCTCTGGATTATGAATATCTGTAAAAATAATTTTTTCCATTTTGCCTTCTTTCGTAGAAGAAGAACTCTATCAGATATTAGACTTTATCCCAAGATTGTTGTTCTTCATTCCATGCGTAAGGACCTCCAGTTTCGGGCCTTAAAACAGGAGAATCCCAAAGGTATGTATTTTTATTAAGGGTCCAAGAAGGGTATGGTTGGGGAGGGTAAAACCCTATTCCATCCCAATTGTAACCTATACCAGCAAAATTGTAATGAAGTTGTGGTTTTCCGTCAGGCTCGCCATCGGGACCACGATGAACCCCATTGTGAGTGTTATATGAAGTTTTTACCCAATTTCCGCCTAAGCCTAATTCAATGCTTAAAAATTCTTGTGGATTTTTTACGGAGTCATCTACTACTAAAACACGAGTAACAATGTTATTTTCATCTACTTCTGCATAGTGAGCCATAATTAACCGCCAACCTGTGCGCGAGTGTAACGAACAATAGCAAGACCTGAACCACCTGTACCAAGCGCCCAATAAGCAGAACCACCGCAAGCAGGTCCACCACCACCACCTGAACCTGTGTTTGGCGTTCCTGGAATTGGTGCAGTAAATCCACTAAAATTTCCAGCTCCACCAGCACCGCCGCCACCTGAACCGCCCGAACCTTGACCACTAGAATTATTACCAGGCGCTCCACCACCACCAGCAGCAAAATAACCGCTTACTCCAATAGCGTTTGATGACGCAGCAACAGCAGATGAAAGCCAAGTTGCATTTGTATAAGTATTGATGCCAGAGCCACCTGAACCAGCTGAACTTGGACCTGGAGCATCTTGTCCAGCACTGCCAGCACCCCCACCTCCGCCAGCAGGTTGCGAACCAGTTCCAGGGTAGCAAGTGCCGCCCTGATTTCCTTGACCAGCTGTTCCAGCATAATGAGTTCCAAATTGTCCGTATGATGCTCCACCACCTGAACCGCCTGCAGCGTTACCTGAACCACCGCCGACACTTGCAGGGGTTAATGAGCCAAATGAAGTATTACTGCCAGAACCATTTGATGTTCCTCCAGCACCAATTGTCACCGCATAAGTATTTGCTGGTAATGATTGCGCAGCAAAAGCATAAACGCCTCCAGCACCTCCTCCACCACCTTCATAACCACTGCCAGAACCGCCACCTGCAATAGTAAAAATATCTGCAGTTAATGAACTTCCTGAAACAACAAAATTGCCAGTTGATTTAAATACACGGTAATAATAAGTCGCATCTGAATAAGGTGTTCCACCTGTAACCGTTGGAAGTGGTTTAGGTGTAATAGGGCTAGATGAGCTTGATGCTGTAGAAGTTCCATTAGCATTAGTTGCGGTAATTGTAAATGTATAAGCAGTTGTTAGAGCAAAAGTTCCTGTAATAGTCAATGGGCTTGTTGTACCAGATGTAGCTAAACTAATTGATGGGCTTGAAGTCGCTGTATAAGAAGTAATAGTTGAACCTCCAGAGCTTGCTGGAGGCGTAAAAGTTAAAGACACTGTAGTTTCATTAGTTGCTGTAGCGGTTCCAATAGTGGGCGCGCCTGGCACTGTAGTTGCAGTCATAGCGCCTGAAGAAGATGAGTTACTAGAGCTTCCAGTAGCATTAGTTGCCTTCACTTGGAAGGTATAAGAAGAGGTGCTTGTTAGACCAGTAACAGTTAGAGGAGAAGAAGTTCCAGTACCAGTGATTGAGCCAGGGGTAGATGTAGCTGTATAAGATGTAGGAGTTCCACCAGTAGCCGCTGGAGTAAATGAAACTGTAGCCGCGCCATTGTTTAAAGCGCGCCCAGTACCAACATCTGTAGCTGTACCAATAGTAGGGGCATCAGGTACATCTGGAATAACGACGTTAGTTAAATCTACGTCTTCTTCATGGGCATGGCGAATACTCATTTAACTTCCTTCCAAGATAATGATGTTTCATCCCAATAATAAGAAACTTGGTTTTCTCGTGGCATAGGTACTGGAGCATCCCAATAACCTTGACCAAGTTCATTAATTACCCACTTCCATGATGGGTATGGTTGCCCCTCATGTATTGTCATGCGTAATACCTTACAATTACAGTTCCAGAGCCACCGTTACCGCCACCAAAAGTGTTTGTAGTGTAGTTAGGGATAGCACCTCCACCACCGCCACCACCTAATCCATTAGTTCCATTTTGAACGCCAGGTCCCGCACCAATATAGCTACATCCACAAGCAGTTAGTGCATATCCAGAACCTCCACCTCCATTTCCACCAAATCCCCAAACATTTGGGTTACCAGTCAAACCAGCGCCTCCACCACCGCCCATATATACAGTTCCGTAATAATTAACGCCGTTTCCTCCAGCACCACCAGTACTACCAGAAGGTGACCCGCTATTAGTTCCGCCTCCACCACCAGCGCTGTTAGTTCC